CAGCACGATGTACAGCATGGCGGCGCCGACCATGCCCAGCGCCGCCTTGAAGCCGTACAGTTTGACCAGGGTGGCGAAACCACCAAATGATTCTGCGGACATTGCTTGATTCTCCGGTGAGAGGGGTGATAGATTTTTCATGATGGATAAAAGGGTGAATGCCAGGATCAGTCCCAAAGCTGCACGATGTCCGCCACCTGGCCCGTGCTGGGCGCGGGTTCGGGCAGGGTGACAAGCAGGCCGGCAGGCAGCACGGCGCCGTGGCGCGCCAGCACGGGATTCAATTCCAGGGTTTGTTCGACGTATCCCGCGCCGTCGCCCAGGTAGCGCCACACCAGGGCGTCCACCGTGTCGTGCTGCTGCGTGCGCACCTGCATCAGATCAATTCCACGGTCAGGTGCGTGCGGCCGACGATATCCGCGATGGCCCATTGCGCATTGCGCCGCTGCGCACCTGGCGCCTCGTCCAGCCATTCCATGCTTTTCTTGTCGCTGACGGACGTGGCCGTACTGTCGTAATCGCGGTAACGCTCGATCAGATCGGCCTTCGCCGTGCTGTAGACGGCGCGCCGGTACTGCGCCAGCAAGCGCGATTCGCGGTTGATGCGCGTGGCAGGCACGTCCACCAGGGCGGCGTTACCTGCGGCGGCCTGCTTGCCCTGCCAGTCGGCCAGTTCGCGGTTGACGTGCAGGATGGCATCGACCACGGCTTGCACCAGACGCGCGTCGGTGACGGTGCCATCCAGGCGCATGGCGTCGCGCATTTCGGCCAGGTTGACGTCGGGAAACCAGCCATCGTTCTCGATGATGCCAGGGGCAGCCGCTGGCGGCGCCGGCGTGGTGACGGGCGGGATTGACGGGGGCAGGGCCATGAAGGACATACGGAGCGCTTTCAAAAATAGGGCGGTGGACGGGGTTCATCAGGTCGATAGTTCGGCCAGAATTCCCCCGTGCCGCCGTGCTGCGGGGGTGCTCTTACGTAGAACCGGCCGCGCGCTTGAGGCGCCGTTCCAGCCGTTCCATATCTTTCTTGACGCCGCACGACTCCGACAAGGCGCGTGCGCGTTTCAGCTGGGCCATGGCCGTTTCCGCTTGTGCCACCAGCGCCGGGGCGATGTCCGTGTCGTCGGCCTGGTCCAGCACGGCGATCATGGCCAGGCCGATGGCCTTGTGCAGCTTGGCGCGAGCCTGGTCGGGCGCATCGCTGGCGGCCGTCAACGCCTCGACGGCGCCCAAAACGGCCACGGCATGCTGCGAATCGTCGCCCAGCTTGCCTTGCAGGTAGGCGGCGGAAAATTCGTCCAGCATCATGGTCGGAATGTCGCGGCTGTAGCCATCGGGCAAGGTGAACTTGTGTTCCATGCAGTAGGTGGCAATGACCAGGGCGCGGTCATATTCGCCCGTGTCGATGTGCCATACCAGCAAGGTGGCCACGACATCGTCTTGCGCGCCCTTGCCGCTGGCCAACACGCCGTCGATCCACTGTGCATAGGTCGCCAGCATGGTGGCCTTGACCTCGATCTTGCGCTGGACCGACTGGATGGATTTCAGCTGGCGTCGATCATCGGACAGCTTGTAGAGCATCAGCTCATAGGCACTGCCGGTGGTCACGCCTTGCGGCGCGGCGGCGCCGGCCGTGCGCTCGGCCAGCATGCGCGCGCGGTGGCGCAGGGCGGGGGATTGGTTGGCCATCATTTGTCTTTCAGCTCGATGTTTTCCACCAGCGCGGCCAGGCCCAGGTCTTCGATCACGTAGGCGTCATTCGACGACTCGTAGTTCTCGATGCGGTCGCGTTTCGGCTCGTCCACCACGCGGCGGCGGCGCGCGCCGTCCTGGAAGTAGATCGACAGATTGTCGAAGCGCGTAATCAGGATCGCGTTGTCCGGGAAGTAGGGCACGCGTGCGGCCGGCAAGCCGCCGATGCGTTTCTGGCTGATGATGATGTCGGCCGCCAGGGTTTCCGTGGGCGCCTGCTTGGTGTTGACCAACGGGAAATACTTGTCGTTCAACAGCTTGCGCCCGACGATGGCCACCAGATTGGTGTCTTCCTGATACCACGGGTCCAGCAGGTTGACGGCATCGGTGACGGCCGCGTCCAGGTTGGCATAGTCGGCGCCGTCCACGTCGCCGATGATGACCTTGCCCGGCATGCCGGCGGCCACCAGGCCCAGCACGCGCTCGGGCGCCTGTTCGCGCAGGTGCTGCAGCCAGCCCTTGTTCACGTCCTGCAGCAGCGGATTGGCGGCCAGGTCGGTGGTGGCCATGACTTTCACGCCATTGAAACCGATGACGATGCGGTCGAGCGCCTGGCGCGTCAAGATGGCATTGGCGACGCGCGATTGAAAGTCCTGGAACTTGGCCCAGGCGTCCAGCTTGGCATAGCTCAAATGCGTGTCAAAGTTGGTCTGCTCGCAGCGATACTTCGTGCTGTCCATGGTGGACAGGTCGCGCGTTTCGCGTTCCTTGTCCTTGGTATTGGTGCGGCTGGCAATCGGGCCGGACACGCCCAGGCCCAGTTTTTCGCCTTCCTGCTCGCCCACGCCGATGATGTTCACTTTCGACAGGAACTCGCTCGATTCCTGCATCTTGTTTTCCAGCTTTTGCTGCACGCTGGGCGTGACGCTGAAGGTCTTGGCCACGTTGTCCGTGTCGTTCAATTGGCCCAGGCGGGTTTCATATTGGCCAAAGACCTGGCGCGTTTGCTTTTTCATAAATCAGTGCTCCGTTGTTGAATGGGGTGTAGTGGAGTGGCGCGCGCTTAAAACTCGGTCTGCACGGCGCCGTCGTTGCCGGTGGCGGCCGGGCGGCGCGGGCCGTTGCCGGGCGCCTCGTCCATCTGCGCCTTGAAGGCGGCCAGCTCGTCCTGGGTTGCTTTCTGCGCCTTTTCCGCGGCATCGAGGCGCTTGAGGGTGTCGGCATAGTTGTCGTTGACGGTGACGACGTGGCCGGCCAGCGCCTGCACGGCTTCGCTGATGTCGGCGAACTGCGCCGCGTCGCTGCCGGTCTTGGTCGAGAAGCGCGACAGCAGGTTTTTCACGGCGTCGGCCAGCTTGATGCCCTGTGGCTCGTCAAATTCCAGCGTCACCTCGACGGCGGAGGTAAACAGGTTGTCGGATTGCTGCTTGCGGCCGGCGGAGAATTTCAGCGCTTCGGTGCCCAGGCTGGCCGGGCTGTCGGTGACGCCCAGGCCGACCAGGTAGGGCTGCGCCGAGTCGGCAAAGTCGGGCTGGATTTCCAGGCTGGTGTACAGCTTCTGTTTCGCCTTGTTGATGGCCACCAGTTCCGGCGTGGGTTCGATCTGCGCGAACAGGGCCAGTTTCTTGCCGCTGTCGGTGTCCACTTCCTCGGCTTTCACGGCGATCACGTCGCCGTAGGCCTTGAACTGGCTGTCGGGCAGGATGCCGCGAATGTGCTCCAGCCAGATGCGCGCGCCGTAGGTTTTCGGGTTGTAGGTGGCGGCGATCTGCTCGATGGTGGCGCGGTCGATGTTGCGGCCGTCCGTGGTGGCGCCTTCGGTGGCGACGCGGAAGAATTGGGATTTAGGCATGGTGGCGTGTCTCGGTTGATCGGATAACGCCATGGTCAACGTCTTGGCGCTGCGATTCAATGCGGTGCGGGTTGCTATGGGCCATAGCGACTTTTGCCTTTCCCCGCTCCGCGCGCGCGCGGCCTACGCTGGCGGCATGCTAGTCATTGAACAAAAACCCGAAGAGAAAATCGCCGAACTGGCCGTGCCCGAATCCGAGCCGCGCCGAGCCGCGCGCGCCCTGTACTGGAAGGGCTGGCGCATTTCGTCCATCGCCCGCCACCTGGGGATCAAGCGCAGCACGATCAATAGCTGGAAAGAGCGCGACGAATGGGACAAGGCGCAGGCCATCGAGCACGTCGAGGCGGCGGCCGAACTGCGCCTGGTAAAACTGATCGAAAAAGAGGTCAAGAGCGGCAGCGACTACAAGGAAATCGATCTGCTGATGCGCGCTATCGTGCAGGCGGCGCGCGTGCGCCGCTATGAGCAGCCGGGCGGCAACGAGGTAGACCTCAACCCCAGGCTGGCGAACCGCAACGCGGGGCCGAAGAAAAAGCCGACGCGCAACGATTTCAGCGAAGAACAGAAAGTCCAGCTGCTCGACGCCTTCCAGGATTCGCTCTTCGATTATCAAAAGGTCTGGTATCGCAACGGCGACCAGCGCACGCGCGCCATCCTCAAGTCCCGCCAGATCGGTGCCACCTGGTACTTCGCCCGCGAGGCGCTGGCCGACGCCATGCAGACGGGCCGCAATCAGATCTTCCTGTCCGCGTCGAAGTCGCAGGCCCACGTCTTCAAGCAATACATCGTGCAATTCGCGCGCGAGGCGGCCGGCATCGAGCTGACGGGCGACCCTATCGTGCTGCCGAACGGCGCGCACCTGTATTTCCTGGGCACCAATGCGCGCACGGCGCAGGGCTACCACGGCAATTTCTACTTCGATGAATTCTTTTGGACACAGAATTTCCAGGAGTTGAACAAGGTGGCCTCGGGCATGGCCATTCACAAGAAATGGCGCAAGACCTACTTTTCAACGCCATCCTCGACCACGCACCAGGCCTATCCGTTCTGGACGGGCGAGCTGTTCAACAAGCGCCGCGCCAAGGCCGACCAAGTCAACATCGACGTGAGCCATGCCCGCCTCTCGTCCGGCTTTACCGGCGAGGACAAGATCTGGCGCCAGATCGTCACCATCCTGGACGCCGAGCGCGGCGGCTGCAACCTGTTCGACATCGACGAGCTGCGCAACTTCGAATACAGCCCCGACCAGTTCGATAACCTGCTGATGTGCAACTTTATCGACGACTCGGCCTCGGTGTTTCCCCTGGCCGAGCTGCAGCGCTGCATGGTCGATTCCTGGGTGGAGTGGGACGACTACAAGCCCTTGCTGGGCCTGCGCCCGTTCGGCAACCGGCCCGTGTGGATCGGCTACGACCCTGCCTTGAACGGCGATAGCGCCGGCTGCGTCGTGCTGGCGCCGCCCATGACGGCCGGCGGCAAGTTCCGCATCCTGGAGCGCCACCAGTGGCGCGGGCAGAGCTTCGAAGACCACGCCGACGCCATCCGCCAGATGACCCAGCGTTACAACGTCGAATACATCGGCATCGACACGACCGGCATGGGTATAGGCGTGCTGCCTATCGTGCGCGGCTTCTTCCCGGCCGTCACGGCGCTGAACTACTCGCCGGAAGTCAAAACCCGCATGGTCTTGAAAGCCAAAAACATCATCAGCAAGGGCCGGCTGGAGTTTGACGCCGGCTGGACGGACATCGCGCAATCGTTCATGGCCATCCACAAGACCCTCACCCCCAGCGGGCGGCACGTGACCTATGTCGCCGGCCGCAGCGACGAAACCGGCCACGCCGATCTTGCGTGGGCCTGCATGCACGCCCTCGATCACGAGCCATTCGAAGGCACCACCGACAACCACCACTCTTTCATGGAGATTTATTCTTGAGCAAAGCACGACACTTGCGCGCGCGCGGCCAGCAGGCCCAGGGCGCGCCATCAACAGCGGCCACGGCGCCGGCCGCCGCCGGCATCGAGGCGTTTTCCTTCGGAGACCCGACGCCCGTGCTCGAGCACGCCGATATTCTCGACTGTTTCGAATGCTGGAAGAACGGCCACTGGTATGAGCCGCCCGTCAACCTGGCTGGCCTGGCCAAGTCGTTCAATGCCGGCGTGCACCACAGCAGCGCGATTCACTTCAAGGCCAACGTGCTGGCGTCTACCCTGATTCCCAGCAAGTATTTGTCGCGCGACGCTTTTAAACGCATGGCCCTGGACTTCCTGACGTTCGGCAATGCCTACCTGGAAGACCGGCCCAGCCGCAGCGGCAAGGCGCTGGCGTACCAGCATGCCCTGGCCAAGTACATGCGGCGCGGCGTTGATCTGGATACCTATTACTTTGTGAACGGCTACCAGGCCGTGCACCATTTCGACAAGGGCCGTGTGTTCCACCTGATGGAACCGGATGTGAACCAGGAGCTGTACGGCGTGCCGCAGTATCTGAGCGCGCTGCAATCGGCCTGGCTCAACGAGGCGGCCACCCTGTTTCGCCGCAAGTACTACAAGAACGGCTCGCACGCCGGCTTCGTGTTCTACATGACGGACGCGGCGGCGAACACGCAGGACGTGGACAACCTGCGCCAGGCGATGCGCGACAGCAAGGGGCCGGGCAACTTCCGCAACCTGTTCATGTACGCGCCGAACGGCAAGAAGGACGGTATCCAGATCCTGCCGGTGTCGGACGTGGCCGCCAAGGACGAGTTTTTCAACATCAAGAGCGTCACGCGCGACGACCAGCTGGCCGCGCATCGCGTGCCGCCGCAGCTGATGGGCATCCTGCCGAACAATGCCGGCGGCTTCGGTGCCGTCGAACCGGCCGCGCGCGTCTTCGCCCGCAATGAGCTGGTCCCGCTGCAGGCGCAGTTCGAAGCGATCAATGAGTGGGCTGGCGTGGAAGTGGTGCGCTTCGCCCCGTACGACCTGGCAACGGGCGGGGAGGGCGCAGCATGAGCGACCATATCGACAACACGGACAAGATCATCTTTGCCGAGGTGGCGCGCGGCCTCGCCGCCGTGCGTGGCCGGCCGGCCCTGGTGGCGCATGGCTGCTGCCACTACTGTGACGAGGCGCTGGCGCCCGCGCTGCTGTTCTGCGATGTGGACTGCCGCGACGACTACGATAAGGAGCAGGCGGCAAAGGCGCGCGCCGGCCGCACAGGATGACCGTCACGCCGCGATAACCGGCAGGGCGGGGCCGCGACAGCCCAGCCGCGCCGGAGCGCCCCAGCCACCGCACAAGCCGCCCACGAGGCGGCATTTTCACGTCCCAGCGAATGATGTTGCACCAGAAGCAAGAAAAAGGCCCGTTTCGGCCCGGCGCGCGCAGTTGTCCCCCCTCCACACCTGCCCGCTATATAGGGGTCTTTTGACTCAAATTTGCGCCATGGCCGAAGGCGCATGAGGACTGGCGCGGCGGGGCAAAGAGGGGACATGCGATTTGACGCATTTTGACGCACTTTGAAACGTTTTTTGATGCAGGAAGGTGACCGCGCAAAACTACCGTTTTTTGGCAATTACCAATGATTCTTTTACCTGTCTAGAATGGTCTTGCCGTCGCCCCATTGTCTTATGCGTATGATCCATATGGTCAAACCAAACTTCGTATGCACTACCGAATGAACGCGAGGCTAGGTCCATAAGTTGTTCAATTTCAATCATTCCGGTGTTTGAATAGCTTAGTAACATATCGCTTTGCGATTTCTTTACTCCATCAAATAGGTCGACAAAGGCCTCCTCAACTTGGGTCTTAATGCAGAATGGAGATTGGTGCCTGTCTGAACGATATCGCCCTTTAACAATTTTTCCCGCGATATGTTGTATTTGCGGGTAATCGTATTTCACTATCGTTTCCATTGCGTGGTAGAACCTGCTGTAGTGTACGAAAGCATACGGCGGATCAGCATAGACAACGCTCGGCGCAATTTCCGAAAGGCAGTCACGATAATCCATCGCAATCATCTCGTGTCCGAGGTCAATGACGTTTGCATGATTCCAGGCGAGAAGAGAATCGAACTTGCGCTTAAACAATGCCGGAATCGAGGCTCTGCGATATTTGCCGATGTCTGCATACTGATATCGTCTTTTG